TCACAGCCCTGTCCTCTTAAATTCGCCGTAGCTGTATCATCTGTAAACTTAAGTATTAATCCTTTAAACTGATCTGCCACAGAAGCCGCTGGCAGTAGACTACTAGTAACTACAGATGTCGTTGTAGATCCAACGCCAACTACGCCAAGTACAGCAGTCTTTAAAGCTTGTAACAACTTATAGTTGGGGTTGTCATAGACTTGAAAGGTCATAGTACTCAGGATGAGATTGACCCACCAAGAACATGCTGGAGAACCACCAGAAAGACCTATCAACATATATTCCCCGACAGGGATGTCGGTATAGGCTGCGAGATAAGTTCCCTTTCTGTTTGTCGCTTCAGTCGCGGAGACACTGGCTACCTCAGTGTCAGATCCCGCAGCAAACAATTTAGCAGTGATTGTTAATCCGGTAGCTGCTCTAAATTCAATCGTTTGCGTAGCCATTACTTAACTTCTTCCTTTTTCATCAATGCCTGTATTTTTACCGCGACAGGAACAATAATTCCGCTTGACTCTAGGGCATTTTGCTGATTTTTCAACAGAAAGTTTAAAGCTTCAAGTACTAGAGTAAGTTCTTGTTTTGTAAATTCGTCCATAATACTCTCCTAGATAAAAATTATTCTGGGACAGGCTCGACAGGAGCCTGCCACTCTTGTTTTAGGTCTAAAATGACTAGACCATTCTCTCCAATATTATACTCAAAAGCAGCAGTAGAATACTTAGATTCTATAGAATCTGGGGTAAGGAACATTCCGCTTTTCTTTCGTCGCAAAAAAAATGAACTGGTTAAATTTCCACGGGTGGCGTCATGTCCGCTTCGATCGTCACGGGTGGCGTCATGGCCGCTTCGACTGGATTAACGCAAGCCAGTACGGCTGAAAATGCAGCGTCAAGCTCAATTACAGTCGACTTGAGTGCATACAGATTCGGGACCGTGATGGTCCTCGTTGTGTCTTTGCCTGCCGCATCGAGGTATAGAATCTCGCCTGTTTGGGTCATAGGTCGATATTCGATCATGAACCGCCCTTCGACTTGCGGTGACGGCGTCACAATCGTGATGGCGGTTAACCACTTCAGGTCAGCGACTTTCGCTGCAATCGGAGGCAGGGTTACAACCTCAGCCGCGACGAGTGGCAGGAGTCTTTTAATTTCGTAAGGATCAGTCATGTGATATCCGCCTTTCTGTTATCAGACTTTTCGAAGCCAGATGCGTGGTGGTTTTAATGAGTTCTGTGCGGTTAGCGTTCCGACCGTAGGTAACGCTGCCGCCGCCGAATGGGTTTGAGTCATGAACACGACGTTAGCCCCAGTAGCTGTCGCACTTCCCAGATTCGGAGTACGAGCCGAGGTTGCAACAATGCTTTCAGAGGAGAGTGTTACTGCAGCACTCACCGCTACTGCCAGCCAATAAATCCCAGCCGGAAGGAGTTGGGCGGTGGCGAGCGTGATTTCCTGCACCCCGGTCGACGCTGTACTCACAATCCCCGCGTCCAGCAACGGCGATCCAGATGGCACGCCATCGACATCGTTATAGATTCCGAGTCTTGCTTGGCTGGAAGATACCGCATTCGATACGTTGATTCCGATTCGATTTGGTGACCATGTTTCAGGGACAACGAACGGAACGTAGTGCAGGGTGTTGGTAGTCAGAACTTGCGTTGACGGCGTGGTTCCGTATGACGAATAATACCGTGCAACCACGAACGGAAAGGTGGGAGTTATCCCCGCGTTTAACGCAATCAGCGGAGTCTTTTTCCACGTGTTGGTCGCAGTTGTGACGTAGACGTTATCTGCATCCCGGCAGATCTCACCAGCGCTACCAGCAGCGCCTGCGGACGCTGGTGTTTTTGCAGTGACAATACGCAGGGTATCCTGAAGGATGTAAATCATACTGGCTGAGATGGACCCGAACGTCTTTGCTCCAATGAGCGTCTGGGCACCAGTGGTAATCAACCCACGAGCGGTTGCTGACGCATCTGGGATGCTGAAAGTGTGAACGCCAGTTGCACTTGTGATCGCAAAGTCAGTTCCTGCTGTGTCAACAGCAAACGTCTGAGTGCCTACGGTAAGTGCATTCAGCGACGTGAGTCCTGATCCACCTCCAGCCGGTAACTGCCATGATCCATCGTCGCGCAGGAACTTGGTTCCGTCAGCTACCCCAGTGATAGTGAGTTTGCTCAGTGCGATCGAACCGGCGAGCATTGCGTTGCTAACAACTCCAGCCGCGATTGTGGTCGCAAACGATCCGGTGCCAGTGCCAGTCACATTTCCTGTCAACGTGATGGTCTGATCGCCACCGTTGGTTCCGGTCAGGCCGAGATCAGTTTTGAGCGTGGCAAGCGTCTGAACTTCCGGAACACCCGTCGCCGTTGTCTTGCGATAGAACACAGTGGCAGTGGCCACGTTCGCCATGTTGGCAAGCGTTACTTTCGCTGCACCGATCGTTGTGGCGAAAGATCCTGTTCCTGTTCCTGTCACGTCTCCAGTCAGTGTTATTGTTTGATCGCCCGTGTTCGTCCCGCTCGAAGTCCCCGAGAACGTCCCGCTCTGTGTCGCAAGTGTTCCGAGACCAAGCGTAGTTCGTTGAGCAGCGATGTCAGCGTCATCAATCAAAGCTCTGCCTGCTGCTGTGCAGATAATTTCTTCGACATTCCCAGCACCAAGCGTTGACCGCCCGAGCAACCTATCGGTCACACTGACGTTCTGCATTTTCGCATATGTTACGGAGTCGGTTGCGATCGTCGCCGCGAAAGATCCGGCTCCTGTCCCAGTCACATCGCCGGTCAGCGTGATCGTTTGGTCGCCACTGTTGGTGCCCGTTAAGCCAAGATCCGTCTTGACCTGAGCAATGGTTCGATTTGCCCATGCGCCTGTTTTGCGCTGGATGAAATCGTCGTTCGTTGCAGTCAGTCCGGCAATCGAAGTCAGGTCAGCATCGAGAGGTTGATAGCCCAGAGCAACCGCCGCTGTTGTGGCATAGCTGGAAAGATCCTGATCCCCTGTGTTAGTCCCGGATGATGTCCCAGAGAACGTGCCTGATTGAGTCGACAAAGTCCCAAGGCCCGTAACCTTGGTGTTTGGGATGCTGACGATCCATGAAGGATCTGTGTAGCTTCCGGCAAGAGCAACGTAGCTCGTTGCTGCCGTTGCCGAAGTCAGATACGAACTCAAGTCCTGATCGCCTGAGTTCGTGCCTGTGAGACTGAGATCAGTCTTAACTTCTGCGATTGTTCTATTTACCCATGCTCCCAGCTTACGCTGGACGAAGTCATCGTTCGTGGCAGCCAGCCCCGCGATTGCCGTGAGGTCGGCATCAAGTGGCTGATAACCGGCAGAAACGGCAGCAGTGGTTGCATACGCAGCCAAACTCTGATCGCCCGTGTTGGTTCCGCTGAGATTGCTGGCTGAGATTGCGCCAGTGAAAGTCTTGGCCCCAGCGATCGTCTGGACACCAGCGGTAATCAACCCACGAGCTGTTGCTGAAGCATCTGGGATATTAAATACAGACGTTCCTGCTGTGGTCGCAGAGTCAATCGCAAAATCAGTCCCGGAAGTTCCGACAGTCAGCAGTTGAGCCGAAGTTGAGTTGCCGTTGATCGAGGCGATGCCGCCAGCACCACCAGCCGAAGAGATCGAATATGGACTTACCAATGTCCCAGCCCCTGTGATCGTGACGTTCGTTCCGGAGGTAATCAACCCAAGGATCGTAGCAACCGTCCCGGCACTGCCAGTGGTGTTTTGGTTGAGTGTTGGGAACGTGCAGTTGGCGAGGCTTCCCGATAAAGGAGTTCCCAACGCCCCACCATTAGCCACGACCGCCCCGGCAGAGCCGACCGCTACTGCGAGAGCCGCACCGACACCAGTGCCCAAACCCGTCACTGATCCGATTGCAGGAGTAATCGTTGCTGCACTCGCCGCTGTCACCAGACCCTTACCATTTACCGTCAAAGCAACTGACTGGGTCGTTGAGCCGAACGAACCGACATTGGCGTTCACTGTCGCAAGCGTCAGTGCTGCGGACCCAGTTGCGTCCCCGGTATGTGAAGCGTTTGTGACCAGCCCAGAGTAGAGCGAGTTGACGGCATTATCACCCGTGTTCGTGCCGGAGGATGTGCCGGAAAATGTTCCACTCTGGGTTGATAGCGTGCCGAGGCCAGTAACCTTGGTACTCGGAATACTGACAATCCATGCAGGATCAGTATAGGTTCCAGCGAGCGACACGTAGGTTGAAGCCGCCGTTGCCGAAGTCAGATAGCTTGAGAGGTCTTGATCGCCCGTATTAGTCCCAGACAACGCAGTTACAGCCGCTGGTACGCTGGTAAGTTTTGTCCAGATAAGTGACGTGATCCATGCAGGATCGGCATAGGAACCTGCCAGAGCGACATAGGTCGTTGCCGATGTTGCCGATGTGAGATACGAACTCAGATCCTGATCTCCAGAGTTCGTGCCCGTGAGACCAAGATCTGTTTTCACTAGCGCCACTGTTCGGTTGGTCCAAACACCCGCCTTGCGCTGAATAAAATCGTCGTTTGTTGGAGTCAGCGCCGCAATCGCTGTGAGGTCAGAATCAAGAGGCTGATAGCCAGCAGCAACCGCCGTCGTTGTTGCGTAGCCTGAGAGGTCTTGATCTCCAGTATTGGTCCCACTCGATGTTCCAGAGAACGTACCACTCTGCGTTGCCAGCGTGCCGAGACCGGTCACCTTCGTGTTCGGGATACTGACGATCCATGAAGGATCTGTGTAGCTTCCGGCAAGAGCAACATAGGTCGTTGCTGCCGTTGCCGAAGTCAGGTAGGTTGACGCAGCCGTTGCTGAAGTCAGGTAGCTTGAAAGATCTTGATCGCCTGTGTTGGTCCCTGACAACGCAGTGACTGCCGCTGGTACGCTGGTAAGTTTTGTCCAGATAAGTGACGTGATCCATGCAGGATCGGCATACGTTCCAGTCAATGAAGCGTAAGTCGTCGCCGCTGTCGCTGAAGTGAGGTACGCATCCAAACTCTGATCGCCGGTGTTGGTCCCGCTCGACGTGCCGGAAAATGTGCCACTCTGGGTCGCGAGTGTGCCGAGGCCAGTAACTTTGGTATTGGGTATGCTGACAATCCATGACGGGTTCGTATAGGTTTCAGCGAGCGACACATAGGTCGTTGCAGCCGTTGCCGAAGTCAGGTAAGAACTGAGGTTCTGATCGCCTGTATTCGTTCCGCTGAGATTGCTGGCCGAGATCGCACCCGAGAACGTCTTCGCTCCTGCAATCGTCTGAGTACCTGTAGTAATCAGACCGCGAGCGGTCGCAGAGGCATCTGGTATATTGAAGGTGTGAGTTCCTACGGAACTTATAATCCCAAAGTCCGTACCAGCACCACCAACTTGAAAGGCGTGGGTTTCTAGCGTTAATCCATTTAGGGTCCGTGGACCACCGTAATATTCAATACCCATTTATGCCTCCCACGAGCCGGATGCGAGTGTGCTATTAAAGGTCAGGATGACCCTATTGAACGGTCAGAATTCCGTTACTAGCGTCAAGGTCAACAGTCAGGGTCTCTCCTGTAAGGAGAGTAATAGAAGAACCGTAGTCCCACCATCCGATCAACTCATCATTTGTGGCAGTGTCATTATAAAGAGCGGCATATCTGAATGGTCCGATAGAACCACCAGCAGCAGTGAACACTACATCATCACCAATCAGCTTATACAGACCTGCGGTCTGAGCAGAAGTAGTGATAGTCACAGCCGTACCACCAGCAGTATAGCCATTGCCCGCTGAAATATCTGTAAGGTTAGCCTTTACTGTATTAGATGCAATTGGAGCGGAGTTAGTGAGCATGATCTTGAGAACATCTGCCCCGAGGTCGTGCTTTTTTTCGCTTAATGCTTCTACAAATGCAGAAATTTTGTTAAAAGTAGCAATAATTATTTCTCCTAATTGAATTTGTTTTAATTGACTTACGGCTCAACTAGTTGAGCCCCGTAATTACATCGCCCGTACCAGTTGCAGACGACAATACTTTTGTATAGTGGACGGTGGTTCCATCGGTTCTTTTAATGATCAAATTACTTCCAGAAATTTCCCACTCCAGCATACTCAAAACTGCTGTCGCCAAGGTATGCTGTCCAGCGGTAGCCTCTACGTTGGATACGTTTCTCTTGAGAATTGCGTCTGCTATTTGATTCACTGGATGAATATGCATAGAGATAATAGTAAAAGTATCTCCATTAGCTGGTGCCGATGTTAATGCTTCTGAAACGGTAATACTCTTTGTACTACCAACATAGTGAGAAATTGCTCTAACTTGACCGGCCAATGCCCCATCAATGAAGACGATCATCGAATCATTATAAAAATTATTAACCGAAGAAGGTAGCGTAGTGACAAAGATGGTTGTTGTTGATGATACGTCGTTTACGGTTGCGTCAATTTGCTGAAGAGCACTGGCTTGACGAAGTCTACGTCCAGCAGATGCAGCAATGTTATGTGTAGCTCCAGTCAATATCTCATCCCATACAGAATCCGCTATATCATTTAACGAATAATCATTCAATTCTTTTGAATAATAGCCCGTCTCAGCAGAGCCAACAACAACAACATCTGCCCAATTGATATCACCACTAGAATCAACAAGATTCACTAGGTACGTACCATCGGCTAAACCAGTAAAGCTGGCCTTATAAATACCAGATGCGATTTCTGAAGCAGCCTGAGTGTCAACTGCCGTACCAGCTCTCTGCTTTACAGCAATCGAGGCTGATAACCCAAGCCCACCAAACATAGTGATTGTTTTCGCCATTGTTATCTCACTGCTTCGATTCTAGCGATAGTATCTCGTGTCTCTATCAATTCTGCATCTGCAGCCAAAGCCGCAGGAGCATCGGCTCTGGCAACCGCTAGAGCCTTCTCATTTTCTTTGTTGCTCGTATGAACATACAATAGTTGTAGCACTTGATTAATAGTCATTGCCGCTCCTAATACCACAGTAGAGTTTTGAAGAATTCGATGTTTGAATGTCTATTGACAAATAGGATCTTGAGTCTGTCAACCGTAGTCATAATATCCATTCTGTTGCCAATGATAGCAGTGCCTGCAACATATGGAATCTGAGGGGCTCCGTAAATTTGACCATCAGAAAGGTCTAGATAGTAACATCTATTGGTTGCCTCTTTCGTGAAGTAAATTCTATCTTCGCCATCGTAATTATACATAGAGCCAATTCCTAAGCTCTCAAACTGTTGACCAATCGCCACCAGTTCGTGATCACCAGTAGTTAAATCGAATCTATCCAAGCATGTAGCATTACCGACGCCACGAGGAGCATATAGGTATCTACAGTTATCTTCAACATGCGAAGTATTGAATGGAAACGTAAGCTCAAATCCAGCTCCTCGCGGACGTTGTGATAGAATCGAGTATGGCGTTGCTCCGTTAACTGGAGCTGTTGTCGTACCAAAGGTCAAAGTGTTTGACGTATTGCTTATGATAGGAACGGATATAGCCTGAGTACCAGCACCACCTAAAAATCTGACTACTCTACCAGCATATAGATTGACTACCCACGTCTTTGACGTGTCCTGTAAGGTAGTTGTGGATTGAGTTCCTGTGGCTAATCCGTCCACCAAAGAACCAATGGGTGGCCTACTACAGATTACATATTGAGCTCCAACGACTGGCGTCGTTATGACAGAAACGAATGTCAGAGTATTAGCAGTATTGCTAGCGATTTGCGCGACATTCGCCATTGGAGTCTGAAAAACAGTTGTAGCACCAGCAATGCTAACCAATCTTCCGGCGTGTTCATTCACTGTCCAGTTTTTAGAAGCATCCTTCAGGGTAGTAGTTGACTGGGCTGCGATAGTCCAACTCGCAGTTGAGCCAGTAGCAGGGTAGGTATATGTAGTTGCTCCAGTTACATTGATGTTAGCGGTGATGTTATTTTGAACAGCACTCGCCCCAGTATCTCCAGCGTGAGTAATACTATAACCAGTCTTAAATCCGTGAGGATAAGTGGTAGTAACGGTACACACTGCGGCGGCGACTGTACCAGAGAGTACGGAGACAGGATTGTTATCTGCATACCTTGCAGTCCCGCCAGCAATTTCTCCATAATCGTATTCCACACCTCTGCACGCAACACTACTATCTATACCTTGTTTAATAATTTCGGTATTGCCACCAAACATTATTAAATAAGTAGATGCATCTGGTTCAATATAATAGACGCTGTCAGTGCTTGTGGTAATATCCTTATCAAGTGTCAGAACAGTGTCAGTATTACTCATGATTCTACGAACCTGCCCCATGCCAGTGCCTCCAACAATACGAAGCTGATAAGCTTTAGCGTATCTATTTGTTCCGAAAACCGCTGCTGAGTCTGTCAATGTTTTATTAGTATTTCCAGTCGTTACGGTTCCGGCATCTAAAGACCAGATTCTGTATCTAGAGGTTGAGTTTGGGGCAGTTATTGCTGCGAACGTAAGCGTGGTCTGAGTGTTACTTATGATTTTAACCAAAGTCCCTTCAGACTGACCCGAAAAAATAAACAACCATCTATCTGCCCACTCGTTTGTGACCCAGTTAGCATCAGCGTCTGTTAGCGTCGTTGTTGTTCCAGCGGTAGCTTTGCCATTCCATAGAACTGACAACGCCTCGTCTGCATTTTCAATAGATATATCAGTAACAGTAGGAGTACCCAATAGACCGCTATATGCGTTTCTATAGTACCACAGATCTTCAGCTACAGAGTATGTAGCTAAAGAGTATACAGTTGATTGAGAACCCACAAAAGTAATCAGACCTGTTGCAGCCTCAAATCGAGAACTTTCATCTGGTGTAGTAGTCCAGTTGCTTTCTACAGTACAAAGAGTTGACTCGATCTGATAGGTAGATTGTGCTCCAGCAGTCGCTTGTGGCGTTGGACTAACAAAATGTGGGTAGGCATCTCTGTGATTTAGAGCTATGTTGATATAGGTAAGGGAAGTAGCGTCGTTGTGAAGAATTTTTCTGAAGTTGCCAGCAGTGGGAAAAGTAGCAGCGGAGTCAGTAAATCTTAGAGTATATCCTGCCCATTGATTAATAGTCCACGACTTTGTCGAATCTGTGATGGAAGAAGAAGAAGTTGTAGATGAAACGGCTGTAACTATGCCAGAGTCAGCAATGTCAGCCTTCGCCTGAGAAGAAACTACTCTAGTTTGCCCAACGCCTGTTCCGCGAACAATACGAACTTCAAAAGTTTCATACCCACGAGGGCTAGCTAAGGTTGGGAGACGAATCGTAGAGGCTGTAGCAGAAATAACTCTTCCAGTAATCCCAGAATCGCTTCTGAAGACCATGCTGGAAGTGCTGGATATATTCTGCGTGCCACCATTGATTTTTGTCCATCCATCAGTTACTGTGTCGTACTTGTAGAAGTCGCTGGGAGAGATACCACAGTGGTAGATGAATCTACCATGAGATGGGTGATATGGTCTATTCTTGACACAGCAACTAGAATGGCCAGCAAAAGATGCAATTGGTCGCTGTCTAGCCCATCCCCAAGAAGGAATATGCAATTGTGGAACGAATTTATTTGTAGTCAGTTTTGGCATAGCCATATATTTTTATCCAAATGAAAGATTGGCTGATAATTGAGAGTTAAATAACAGATTGGCGGGATTTTCGAATTGTCTATTGTCCCATCCGGCAATAGCAGAAATATTTGTGACTCCAGCAACAGTTGTTACTGTGCCAACGTTCGTTACTGTGCCAACGGTTGTTACTGTGCCAACGGTTGTAACGGTCGCAAGTGTTAAGCCAGCCGTAATAGCATCAAGAGTAAACCTCTGTCTATTTTGCCCATCTACAGCATTCTGTGAAGCAAGTATTTCCACAGTCTGTAAGGCCAAAGTAGCCAACTGCTGAATATCTTGTTCTGTTTTAGTCGATATTAATGGCATGTATTGTTCCTGCTATTGCTTATGGGATCTCTGTTGGAGAATACACAATTGTTTTACTCTGTCTGATAAAATAAACATTTTAAACCCCTAATAAACGATTTCTATCTGCAGCATCTTGGTGTACAATAATTTAGAAGTGAATTAAACCATTGAGCCTTCTCCACCACCACCTTGAGGAGCACTACAAAGACTAAGCAACTGTTGGCTGCGCACACCTGTGTCGCAGCTAGATTGCACAAATGGACATACAACATCTTCGTATTCATTGATAACAGTTTGTGTTATTATCTTACCATCATTGATAGCATCTTGCTTTAGTTTTTCCACAGTGGCTGCAACTTGAACGGCTGTCATGCTACCGGAATTGTCTAGGGAAATTGCAACCTCTCTGGATGAATTGAAAGACTGTAACACCCCTGCTGCTTGGCGATTTACTATTGTTTTTATTCTTTGCCAAGGGTTGTTTGAGTTTGCTGTCGCTGTATCTCCATTATCCCTTTGTATATATCTAATTAGTCCAATAGAATTTTCCTCGAATTCTCGTCTTAGAGAAAAAGCTTTTGGCGAAGAAGTAAATTCTGTAGGATAGATCATGTTTCTAGAACCTTGAACATCTAAAACAAATAGAAATCTCTCAGGATAAGCTAGTGTCCATAGTGACATAGCTTGCCAAAAATGAACATAACCCATAGAATCGTGGTTTTCATCGATAAACGCTACGCAAATAACTTTTTCGCAATCTGAAATTGGAGGATCTACAGAACCTCCAGAACCTCCAGAACCTGAGTTTCCGCAACAAGGATTGCATTGATTTGGTCTTCCCATGTTTGTTTCCTTAACAGCTAACCCATATAGGTCGATATTCGTTTCCTAACTTTATAGCCACAACGTATTTGTTTACTACTAAAGTAAGATTACTGTCCCTGTTCGTAACGTAAACACTTCTCCCAGCAGAAATTCCATTTTCATATACGGTCAACCGTCCAGATGATGGACTACTGATAGTCGCTGGTCCAAAGTTGTCAAATAAAATCCCTTCAACAAACAGTGGGTTTACGCTGGCCGTTGTGCTTATAACATGCCCACTGCAACTCATATAAGCAACCATGTTGTTGTTGCAATACCACGATTGAAGAACTTTATTTCCACTTACTGTTGGGTTGCCTGAATGACCAACCGTATCGTCGTACCTAACTTCCAAAGGTGCTGTGGGTGTTAACCTTGCATCGCCTATGGATATATTTCTCAAGTCTGTGCGTCCAGCAATAACCTTATTGATGGCAAGTCTGTTGGACAACGCTAAATCTGCGGGGTTAGAGAACAATCTTTGATTATCGTTTATTCCTGCAACAATCTCAATATTTCCTGTTCCGCCTTCTCCGGCAGATGGAGTTCCTTTTAACGCAAATTTCCCGATACCAACGGAGCTTGTCAAGCTAGAATCTAAACCAGCGCTGTTTCCAATAAATACACAATCTTGTGCTGAGTCTGAATTTTTACCAGCGCTGTCTCCGATACACACGGCGTAAGCCGTATTGTTAGAACCTTCACCAGCAGACGGTCCAATGAAAATATTACTGAATGGTGTTGAAAGCGTTGGGTTTGATACTGTGGCATTTGCTCCAGCATAAGACCCAATCATAATCGAATTGTATTGACCGCTAGAACCAAAAGCAACATCACAACCTATCATCACAGATCTTGCGTTTGCAGATGTATTTACATTCAGTTCGTTTTCTGGGTTGGAAATCAAAACGTTGCAGTTTTCTGCTATTGAAGATATTCCACTGGACACATAGTCAGCTAAACCCTGCAGCGACATTTTGCCCATCTTAGAAGAATTGGTGCCATCCAACTGAACAGCAACAAAAGTATTGTCTGTTCTGATGTTGTTGGACACTGAACCGGCAAGACCCAATGAAGAATAATTAAGGGTAAAATAGTTTGAATTATTTGAAGCTTGAAATGTCTTGTTTACTCCAGATGTTCCAAAAGTTGGAATCAATTCAAAAGAAGATAATCCAGACAATGAAGTTCCATCTTGGAAGACTATCGATCCTGTTAGTTTAAGGTTGCCGTATAATGTACCGGAAGAGCCAATAGGGTCTAGTTCAAATAAAGTATTTCTCAAACCAGTAGCATTGATGAAATTGAAACTTAATTTATCTTTAGCTGGATCTGTAGTAGCGTTATAGTCAATGACATCGAAATTTATTATTTCTCTTTCAGGACCGCTATTATCATACTGTGTTGAAATTTTAAATTCTGAAGATTCTGATTGTCTTACAGAAAAATATCCATCAAGAATTGTTAAAAACTTATTGTTTTGAGAGATATTTCCTACAACAAGAGGTGAAGCTCCAACCCCAATAGCCAAAGCTCCTGTCTCAGGGACGTTATTCTCGTATAAGTTTCTGCCTATCAGAATAGTGTCTAGAATAGGTAGGCTAGACATACTTCCCCTAAGCAAGTTATTGTCGCCAATAATAACGTTTCCTGTGGCTATTGAGTAATTCTTGAGGTTTTCAGCTCCGACGATTGTATTATTTACTGATGAGGCGAGGCCGCTACCAGTCAAATACCCAACCATCGTGCTTCGTGAAGATTGAGAACTTTCACCAATATTAAAACCAGCCCCGTACCCGTAGCATGTGTTTTTCGTGCTATTTACATTAATGCTTCTAACATTCGGTGTATACCAACCTCCATGTGTATTTCCGTGGTTGTTTCCGTATATCAGTCCGTCCAAGCTATTTTCTGGCACTAAATCTTGACTAAGCACAAGATTTGTTTCAGAACCCCCATCATCCTTAAAGAATAAAGCTTGAGTTCTTCCTCCAACAGAATATGGTTTTACATAAATTTTACCAAAATCTGCGTTATTAGCTGGCGATGAAGCTTGTTCATGCATGGATATTGTGCCGCTATCCTGATGACCAACGCACGAATAGGATATTGTCAAAGGAGCGTTTGCTTCAAATTTTCTGTTGGAACCAGATCTAGTGAGCCCTAGGCTGATATAACCTCTTTCTGAGATCGACAAGTGAGAAAATTCAACCCCTTGAGTGCCACTTGCGCGAATCAGAGAAAAGTCAACAACGGTGTTATCTACATATCCCTGATCAACACACGGGTCATTTCCGTAATATCCGCCAATTATTGAGGCGTTGTCAAAAATTGGGTCATAACAAATATGCAATCCTGAAGACCTTGTGTTTCCATTTCCCAATAATTCCAGAGAACTTCTGCGAGATGTTGATGGACCACTAGAAAATCTGATATTAGAATCTCCAGTCGATTGAACGTTCAGTATAGTCGCAGGAAGAAAAGGAGAGCCTGTCGATGGATCGTACATGGCGTTTGTTATGCCAACGAGACCAGACTGAGATGCTGTTCCGCCATTTCTTAAAATTGTAACAGCTTCTCTTACGTTTGAGTCGCCATTATCAATATGTACAGATAATCTATCTTTCATTGTTTATTCCTGATTCCGCTCGTCATGGTAAATGATACTGAATCCACGGGCTGTATTTACATTTCTTATCCTGCTGGCAAATCTTTGAGTGATTTTAACTCCTGAATCCACCGTTCCGTACATAACAGTATAATTGTATCCACTTGGGTTGTTGCTTATAATATCGGTGCCAGAGCGAGATATGAAGTTTATATCATTCAATGTTTGATAAGCATTGCTGACATGGGGCTCTTGACCAACAATCATTCTTTGGCCAGATGCTTCAAATGGCTCTAAAAATATTCCCATGCATCCGCTTTGAATTGCTACCGACGCAGTGTTTCTTCCCAACAGTCTGTCTGAAATCAAAGATGCGCCACCCGCTATTTCTAGAGAAATATTGGATTGAAATCTTGATCTGCTGTATGCATTATCAATTGGTAAACAATTTAAAGTTGGGTCTGGCTGTTTGTATATAAATTTGTAATCTCTTAAGTATGACGCTGCTGCACCGCTAGAGTGAATCTCAAAACCAGCACCATCCAATGACACATCGTCTAAAAACCCGCAAACAGAAGAATTATGAAAACCGTCATCTTCAGCGTCACAGAATCCACTGGTGGCCAGATGCAGGGTTTTGCATTCATAAAGACAATTGGTTATGGTGTTGTACTCTACGTCATTCGCTTTTAATTGACCGCTGATAACAACATCGTTGAAATAACCATCCCATCTCAATAATGGATGTCCGATAGCGTATCTATCGTTAATGTTTGGAACCAAGTCACCATAGACTGTGAGTCTCGCATCAGCTATGTTGTGCATAGCTCCGGATGGTTTTCCGCCAATCCCAACAAGATTTCCAGAAAAATATACTACTTCATTTACTGAAGACCACGGTTTTTGACTTCTGCCTAAATTGAAACTGCCACTGTTTGTTGGAGATATATCTCCAGAAACCTGAAGCATTCCAAAGTTATGAAGAGAGTTTGTTCCAATGGCTAATTTATGTTGAGCTGGATTAAGATTTCCAAACAATAATGGAGCTTGACCCGAAAAGACAGGATTACCATCTTGATCACACACGGATTCTGATGATATGGGATTTGAAGAGACAACCAAAGTGTAGCTATCGCTTGGACTCACATACCATCCAGCGCCATGACCTATGGCAATATTGAAATCGCCAGTCTTGTTGTTGTAAAGAGTAAAATTACCAATACCAATGTTTCCAGAACCAATGGTATTTCCAGCCAACGCCATGTTGCCCAAAGAGGTGTTTGAGCTTCCATATAAATTACAAGAAAGCGAATAGCTGCCAACAGCAGTGTTTCCGCTTCCATTGTAATTATTTCTCAAAGAAGCATAACCAACGGCTGTATTGTCTACGCTGGTTCTTCCAGCAAGAAACATGCTGGATAAAGCTAACTTTCCAGCAAATGTAGTTCTTGTTTCTGGGCTTGAAAAATTACTTGAAATAAGTTCATTTCCAACAAAAAAGCTTGGAAATGAATCTATTAAATCGATCAAACTTGTACGTAAGTCAAGCGGAGATATCTCCTGAGTTGCATTGTCTGGAAGCAACCCATCAATAGAAGCAATATATTCAGCCTTTGTGAACTTCATTGGTTATCTCTATTGTAGTTTAATTTGCAGTGTTGATAAGTCAAACTTTACAGAGTCGCCTTGATAGATAATTCTTGGGTTGTTTAATTGCGCATACATGAGCATGTTTCCAACCCCGTACTGTCCTGAGTCAACAATAGCTATTCCAGAAATCCAGCCCCAGTCAGTCAGAGCTGTTGGAAATAATACTGTGTTTGTATTTTTAATAAGTCCACTTCCAGCATTGTGGTCGGCAATAAAATACGACCAACTGGAATCTCCATTGGACGATGGATTGCCAAGATCATATCTAGCATAACCAGTTGAAGCACCGCCAGTGGTTCCAGACGGAATTTCCGGAAGAGTACCACCTTTTGCATACTGAGATGATCCCGTGTTGGATTCTCTTGGAACGCCGCTGCACAATGCTATAGCTATATTGGTTGGCTTTGGAAAAGAACCATTTCTAAAAAGATGATGGAGCAATCCAGATTCCAAGTAATCAGAAAAAGCAGTCATAAAATTATCCTCTTTACGAATCCTATCTATTGGAATACGATTTACAAAATATTATACACAAAAAAAGAGCCATCACCAAACAAATGGAGATGGCTCTTTCAGTATATAAAAACAGATCAATTACTATTAGTACGAACCAAGGATAATTCGACGATTGTCGAGAACGCCAAATCCAAGTTCAGCAAAACCATAGTAACCAACTCTCTGCTGACGATGAAGTGTAGGATCTTCAAACACCTGAAGAGCCTGCTTCATAGGCATGATAAAGCTATCGCTAGCACCCTGATCAAGACCAATGACCAGCTCTAGATCGCTAGCTTGAACAGCGCCACCAAGACCATTTGCAAAGAAGTCTTGGTATTCTTGACCTTCGCCAAGTTCATCAAGGTCATGCAGGTTAACGCCGAAGATACGAGTAATAGGAGCGCCACCTTCAGTCGCTGAGTAAATTTCACGACGAGTAACTTCATCAATCTGATCAAGTCCCCAGTTGCGAACATCTTCAAGAGATTCTGGCGATACGTAAAGATCAGTCAATCTACCTCGATTGGCTGAACCCGTATTTCCGCCAGCATTTCTACGCATAACAGTCTGCATAAGAGAAACCAATCTCTTTGAGAATAGACCGGCTGTAGCATCACCGTCATAAACCAAGATGTTGCGGTCAACACCAGCAGCCAACAGCGTGTGAAAACCGTCATCATTCATCTTCTTTACGAAGCCAGCTTCCATCACCTGTGCTGCGCGAGCAGCAACATCCCAGCGAGCTTCACGAGCATAACGCAGCAAATAATCAATGCTGGATGTGATCGTGTAGGTAGGAATTGTGACATAATCACTTTCAACCGCACGCTCAGGAATACGACCATGACCCGGATTTGTGTAAGCAACATGCTCACCTTCAAGACCCGGAGAGATCAAATCGAGAGGATATTCAGTGCTGGCACCCGGCTCAACATTGATTGTCTCGAAAATATTACCAAGAATATTGCCAACAAGAACACCCTTTCGCAGAGGAAGTTCAAGAGCTTTAGCAAACTCACGCTGTGATGCCAGAGCAACACTCTGATCATTGTGACCAGTGTTTTTATAAAGACTAATAAATTCGTTACTAGGTCTCTCTGTGTATGACATATTATGTATCTCCTTTAAAATTAAAGATTAGTTTTAGCCGAAGTTAGGAAGGTTGACGTAAACTTTAGCGTAACCGTCAGCGTCCTTGCGGGACATGAAACGGCCAATAGCCAAATTACCGGATGATGCTGCATTGGAAGCTGTCGTAGAAACGTTGCCAGCAGTGGTTACGTCTGCGTAAGCGACATTTCCCGGAACTGGAGTTCCAGTAACCAAGTTGGTTACAACCCAGCCACGAGTCAATACAGTTACCTTGCCACCCTTTTGTACTTCATCCTTGTACTGATTTAGATGAGTACGAGTAAGATCTTTATCAACAACGTCGTTCAGCAAAAACCCAACAGGAACGTTGGTTGATGCGGCCTGCTTGTAAGATACGCTATTGTCTCCCTGATCCATCGCTGCGCCAGAAGCGCTTAGAACGTCCAAGCAAACAACACCACCGCGACTTGCAGTTCCGGCAGTATAGAAAAAGCTGATATCTGTAGATTCTTCGTATCTATCTGATTTAAGAGCCATAGTTATATTCTCCTGTTTTTTATAATTACTTGTTAAGTACGTGATTTTCAAACCAGTTTGAAACACTCGCTCTGGTAGATTCAAGTTCATTGTGCTCTGGAACGATAAGTGTGGCTTCTGAACTTTCTATTTTTTCGAAAGTCTCTGGAGTTACTTCGGCTTCTGTGATCTTAGCCTTAGAATCCTTCTTCATAGCTTCTTTATCTTCCACTGCCTTCTTTTCAAACATCATCTTCTTCTTGCCGTACATAGCAACCACGGCTTCAAAAGAAGAGTCATCAAGAGCGTCAAAAGCAGCAAGAGTTGTTTCTACTTCTTCTTGTTCAAAACCAGCTTCTACCAAAGAAGCCATTCTCTTCTGCATCTTTTCTTTCTTCTTCATTTCTTCCATGTTCATTTTTGCTTCAGCAAGCTGAGAGCTTGATTGAACCAATGCATCTTCGAGTTCAGCAACGCGAGCCTGAGTAGACTTGATAACCTCATTGAGCTGATCAATCGTTGCGTGACTCTGTTCAGCAGCAGTCTTGAAAGACTCAAGCTTAGAAGCAAATTCCTTGTCTTTAGCTTCTTCGATCTTGGCCTTGATGGCTTCGTTTTCAACGTTAGCTTTTGCTAGTTGATCACGAACCTCTCGTAGCTGCGTTTCAAACAGTGTATCTTCAGCCATTTTAATTTCTCCTATTGAAAATTTAGAGTATGCGTTAAAGTTTATAACATTTGCAACCGCATTATTAAATATAACACTTCTAGGGTTCGCAGGCTTTGAAACCAACCCCTTGCCAGAAAAAGAAATGTTTGACAAAGCACGACCTAATTTATAACCTTCATATTGACCTGTTCCACCGTAAGATTTTAGATGTTTAGTCAAAAAGGCTGAGGCTTCATCTCGTTCCAATATCTTTGCCATACCTTTGTTGTCAATCATCGCATAATCAAATCCAGAAAATAGACATTCCATAGAAACGTACCATTTGCCTTCTTCGATTTCAGCAATGATTTTTTCCATCCGTTCTTTGTTGGTTTCATCGCTCCAACTGTTGTATAAAACAGCTTGAGTAATGATATCAAAATCTTCTGGACGGGAATCATCTTCGTCGCCTACAGCTTTACCATCCTTGGTTAAAACATAAGACCCTGTGATATGACCAATTATATCATTTTCATCGTGCATGAAATTGAATTGTTTGTCTTCTGGAGTTTTTCTAGCAGCCCAAGTGGCCTCAGGAGTAAAAACATCATCGTTTTTATTCCATCCAGTAGAAACAAGAACAGACTCTATGTAATACAGATCTAACTGATTTTTATTCTCAGCAAGGGCTGTTTCCAGAGAAGCTGGTATTTTAATATGATTTGATCTTGATGGCAAAGCTCTTTTGTGTAGTTCATCCACGCGAGAACAATAAGCTATAGAAGCCTGAGTTTTAACCAACTCGGCTACTCCATCTTGAACTTCATGTTTAAAAATTTTTATTGTCATTTTTTTTACCTCATGACATTATACACAAAAAAATAAAAAATACAAAGAAAGCCTATTTTTAGCTTAATAATAACTCTACGTAATTTGCTATAATTAGTTTTCTATAGTTTTCTATGCTGTTTGCTGAAACTTTAATTTCTTTTAATTCTGATGGAATAGGTTTAAATTTTTCAGAAATAGCTTTGTATATAGAACTGTCGTTTAGTTCGCACATTGGAGTAAGATTCAACAGCGTTGCTAACCTTAATTGTTCAAACTCTTGAGATTCAGCTTTTGTTAGCTGTCTCATGTTAGCTTTGCCTTTATCGTGTAAATATCCATCTATCAACACAGAAGTATGATCAAAGGCTGACGTTACCCACATAAACAACTCAGCAACTCCCGGCGTACTCTTTGGTGTATCCACACGTTTCTTTCTTGGACCATCATCTAGTTTATTTGGAGGTCTTCCGTTGTCTTTTTTAGCCACTGGACTGCTCTTTAAACCGGTTTCAGGTTTAGACTCTTGTATATCTTTAGTGATTTCACCTTGCTTTTCTATTTTTTCCATGTCGATCTGCTGATTCGCGTTATGGAAAGGACTAGCTTTTGGAGGCAGCTTTTCATCTTCTCTGGATTTAGCTTCTCTTTGTAGTCTTACTTTTTCTACGTTTGGAACTTCCTTGAATCTTTCAAGCACAGTTTCATGCGAAATGATATCTCTGTCAGCAAGTTGTATGAGCAAGTTCTTTTCACTAGATTCGTCAGATAGACTCATTTGATCATAAACAACATGAGCTGACTTTCTGAAGCCCATAGCTTTTCTTATATCTTCAAGCTCTTTCTCCCAAAACTTAGTTAGCTGATCTCTGCCGTACTGCAATCTTTCAACCAAAGTTTTAAGAGATATGAAGTTGTTTGTGAAGCCACCGCCCTGTCCAGACATTCCTGTCAATGTTGGAGGAACTCCAAGCCCAGCAAAGATACTGTTTAGTACATTTTGATACTTTTCAGCTCCCAAGAACTTGTAAACTTGAGAGTTGCTTTCTGTGAATTTTAGTTCTGGCCCATAAACAAGCTCCATGCATCCACCACCTGTGTTGCTGGCGAGTATGTTTCTTAATTTATTTACGCCTTCTTGTGTTGGCAAAACCTTGTGTTCAAAGCTTCCGAGTGTCCACAGCCTGATGTTTGAAATAGCACCATCCAATGCTGCCAAGTCAGCTAATTTCATCTTCTCTAACATAACGATGTCATCAAGGATTGCGTAGGCAAGTGGATGCGCCCATTGTTGCCAGTCATCTTTTTTATAATAAAAGACTGATAATTTTTCAGGATCTAGGTCTATCTTACGCTCTTTATTTTTTATGCTATTTTTAATATTGCTTGGTAAAGTTTCAAGAACTTTTATGGGAATTGTGCCATCTTTGAAGTTGTCAAAAAAAGCATTTGAGTTTAACTGATAGTTTTGCTTTCCAAGAAAAAGGCTAACTACGCCATCCTTCATGTCTATCGTCAACGGATTAAAGAAGTTGTATCTCCAAGGAATCAGATTCTTTTTAACCGATGGAATTTCTACAACTATATCTTGAGCCAATGATTTGATATAAGTAACTATATCATCACTGATATTAGCGTGACTTTTATAAATAAAGACATTGCCCGTTCTGTAGAGATTGTTTAAAAATCTTTCTGACCTTTCTTTGCCGTCAACCTTTTTGAACCATTGCTGATAGAATTTTTCAACACTCTTGTTTTCATGAACGATGTTTATTCCTTGACAACCAAAATCGCCCATTAAATCTATAATATTTCTTACAATCCCAACCTTGTCATAAGCTTCCATGCACATCTTTATTATGCTTTTAGAGCGTGTGGGAATTTGCTCTTCTGGTCTGAAAGCATAATAATCGCTGCGAGTAAATCCGGGCTTTACAGATCTGTTTGGCTCAACGTTTAAAAAATCTCTATGATAAGCTTTGCTCACACCGGCATAAGACTCGGAAGCTTCAGAGAAACTTTGAAAAGCCAAAGCCTTTGAGTTTTGATCGTTATCATTCCAAGTCGTAAGAGACCCTTTGGTTTTTTCAGACATTCTATTCCCTTTATTATCGAAATGTAATCAGATTGTATTCTAAATGATTATACACATATTTTAATAAAGGTTATTGTTCATATTGTCTGTGAACCAAGCTGGACCATTGTAAAGTTTACCTTTTGGATCTTTTTCTTTTTCAACTGTTGCAAATCCTCCATAGAAATTGTATATTTCTGGACTTGGCATTCGAGCTATGGTTCTAGCTGACATGTTTGCCATCAGAAGGGCTGAGTATCTATCTTTTCTCAGCTTGCCCTTTTTACCAGTGCCTATAACAGTTTCTGGAGTGTCCCATTTGTCTCTGCCAGAAGGTGTTTGTGATATTTGAATCATGGCTAATTCATCTTTTAAATCTTCTATTTCCATAACGCATTGTTCAAGTGTATCAAAAGATCTACCCTTCATTTCATCTTCGATGGCTGAAATGTCTAGGCTCAGTGTGTCGAACATGGGGAATAAAAGAGCTTTATCCTCAAAGTCTTTTCTCATACCATGATTTGATTCAGACACCCAGTCATATCTAGAAAATTGGCACATTTCTAATATGTGTAGACCTCTGTTGTCGTCTGAGTCTTTTGGCTTTTCTTGGTCGATAGTTTCCCAGATTGGAAGTTCGTTTTCTTGTATTTTATCTTTATCATGCAAGCTTTCCATGACAGCGATACCACCGCCTCCAGCATCCATAGCTATTTGAACGCACGGAAAAACTGTCATCAAATCTCTTATTTTTCTAGCACAATAAGCGTAAAAGTCAGATTCAGATGAATATCCACTTTTAATTTTTTCTTTGTGCTGATCTCTGTTTGTTGTCCAACAGTGAACTACTCTTCTGTGATCTTCATTTAGTTCTAAAATAACAATACTAAAATTATCTACTTCTGAAGCTGGGTCAACTCCAAAGATGTATTTCTTTTGTATGTCGCCTCTGATTCTTGTTGAAAAACAAATATCAATTCCATTTTTGTCTTTTATAGGAGCTTTGTCCAAGTACTGATCGTTGGTGACACAAGCCTCTATCAGGGATCGCTTGAAAAAGCCCTGTGAGTCGCGTGTGAAGCAAGCTCCGAACTCCATCTGGTATATTCCAGCATGAACAGTAGCCTTTGATCTGGCGACCTGTGAGGCGTCCATAAAGCCCTCTGGTAAAAGCTCGTATGGTATTCTTATTATCGAATAATCCTTCCAGTTAAAACCTTCTGGGGGATCTTCGTTGAAGATGTCTCGCAATCTACTTTCTTTGCCTTGACTCTTTATTATTGATTTCCACTTTTTCCAATATTGAGCAAAATGGTTAAAATCGTAATAGGCTGTTCCTGAAAGAATTATTTGATTGTCACTCTTTTTAAGGATATTGCTATCTTCTTCAAAATAATCTAAATTATACTCTTTGGCCTTTTTTCTCGCTGCCATGTTTTTAACATTTTCGATGGGATCTGAACTTACTGCGGCAAAACCGGCAACAACATTTTCAAAAATATCCCTTGGTATACTCGCAAATTCATCAGAGATAATATCATTTGCTCGTTGCCCTCTTATCTTCTGACCATCCCCTAAAGGTAGGCATGTCACGCGAGACTGATTTATTCTCAGCACACATCTATCAACGTCTCTTCTTGGTCCAGACTCAGCATCGCACATGCTTCTTAGAATTGGAGCTTTGTTCCATATTGTTTCCATGTATTCAAACAGCACTTTTGATTGTCTGAAAGCAGCACCAACAATAACAATCTTTCTTTCTGGAAGTATCAAGGCTCTTAGTATTGAATAAAGAGATAAAATAAAAGACTTGCCAAAACCTCGGCTAGCGATAAGCATCGGAAATTTACGATTCCACATCTCATGTAAAAATAAAGCTTGAGATGGCAGTATGTTGACGTTCAATATGTGTTTGCATAAAAACGAAAAATACTCTGGCCTTGTCATCAACCACAACAGCCTGTAATGAGAATCGTTTGCAGATCCTATAAATTTCATTGGGTTGAATATTGATTCATCATTGATGTCGTCAAGGTTCAGCCAAGCTTCATTTATAACTTTAATTTTACCATCGTCTTTCATTTCAAACTCCCGATACTCTTCATTTTTCTTGTGTCAAGCACATGGTCTGCAAAACCGTAATAAACTGATTCATTTGCTTCTAAGTACCAATCTCCATCTTTTAATTTTCTCTTTAAGAAATTTCTTACCTTGTCTGTATCTAGATTGGTGTAACTTTCTTTGAAGTATTTACCATAAATACATTTATTGGCGTAGATATCTATCATGATCTCGGCATTGATCTTGTCTAACTTTGCCAAGTTGTGTGCGCTTAGATGATCGCTTGCACAAGCAAAGCTTCCATAATGAAGCATGAAGTGAGCATTTGGGGTCAAAACTCTCTTGTCTGCTGCTTGTAGGATTATGCCGCTCATAGACTCGGCTTGACCATAAGCCACGATGGTGACATAAGACTTAGTCAAAGCTATCGCGTCGTAGATAACCATGCCATCAGACCAATTGCCTCCGATACTGTGCATGTGAACAATTATCGGCTCTTCAGAGATGGTGTCTAAAAGCCTGATGTTCTTATAAAAGTTAACAGCCATTCTGTACTCAACACCGGGATCTTCATCAGTATTAAATACGTGTCCGTGAAGATATATTTCTCTGTTCTTTATGTCTAAACCGTATTGATGTATGTCCGAAATAGTATCTACTAGAATATCCATTTTAATCTTTTCTCCCAGTCGAGTAGTGTTCGTTGACCCTCTTCAAAATACTGTTTACTGCTAACTTTGCGTTTTTCCTGTTGCCGCAAAAAATAACATGTATACCATGATACATTTGAAATTCTATCAGCATTTTTAGTATGTACTTGTTTGTTACTTTCATAGAAGACCATTTTTCTTCAGGGATATCGGATCTATCTGGAAAATCCATTACATCTTCAAGAGAAAATTCTAATATCAGGAATTTAAAAGGAAAGGGTGTCATTCTTTCTATTTCTCTGATGAATCTATGCTTATCTTTTCCAAGATTTATAGCTAGTTCAGAAATCCTGCCTTTTCTTTCTATGCAGATTTTATCTTCAAGACCAACGATGGAATAATCTCCTGTGTCTAGCTTTTTAACAACCATACCTTCACACGAGGTATAGGTTCCAGAAAACTTTTCAAAAGTATATCCATCCTGCTCCCTTGTGTCTTTTATGACCATGTAAGGAGGTGATTTAATTGGCATTTTTTCTTATTATCTCCATAAAAAGAGAGGCGTAGAAATGTTCCTTGTTTTTGATAGAGTCGTGACACGATCTACAAAGCGTTATTCCGTTTTGAGTGTCGAACCTCAAAGACGGAGCACTGGACCATTTATTGATATGATGTGCTTGCAATTTACTTTTACGCTTACAATTTGGCATTTGACACATAAATTTATCTCGTTTGTAGACTCTTGTTCGCCATTCCTTGTAGACTGGATCGTCATAGTTTCTTTTCATCTTTGCACACAACCTTTATTATTCTGATGTCGTTTTCTATGTCTTTTATAAAAATCGCAATCTTGTCAGAAGGCTTTTGTCTCAGCAGAGTTTCAGAAAATTTACAGTAAGCCAAGTAACAAGCTTCGTCTGGATCTGGAGCTTCAACAAAGATCTCTGGATATTCATGATTAAACTCATGCAATCTGAATTGTAAGAGTCTTTGTAAGACAGATGCAAGATTAAAAGTTATTACATAGATTTTCATGGCAATGTATCATGGTCTACCATTAGTTTGACTAAGTCAGCGAATGTATGACTTGGTTTCCAGCCAAGGACATTGAGAGCCTTGCTGGATTCTCCGCACAAATAATCAACTTCTGCTGGTCTATAAAATTCTGGATCTTGAACAACCAATCCAGACCAATCCACTACGCCAACATGCTGAAATGCTACGTCTAGGAACTCACGAATAGTATGAGTCTCGCCGCTGCAGATAACGTAATCATCAGGATAATCCTGCTGAAGCATCAGCCACATCGCTTCCACGTAATCTCCTGCATACCCCCAATCTCTGAATGCTTCTAAGTTGCCCAGACGTAGTTTTGGAAACTTTTCAACGATTGAGCCATCTCCATTGAATGTACGTGGAGATATTTTAAGAATATAGTTTGGATCGGAATCATAATCATTCATCAGACTATCTACATGGTTTTTCCATTTTGCAAATTCTCCAATCCACTTTGTTATTTTTCTGGTGACGAAATCTTCACCTCGTCTTGGACCCTCGTGATTGAAAAGGATTCCAGCGCTGGCATGCATAGAATAAGCTTCACGAAAAAGTCTAACCATATGATGAGCGGCGCATTTTGCTATCGCGTATGGGCTTTGCGGCATGAATTTAGTTTCTTCGTCTTGATATTTTACTTTTAATCCAGACGTTGTGTCAGTATACTCGTCATGATTTTTACCAAACATCTCACTTGAGCTAGCCTGATAAAACCTAGCTTGAGTCATGTCTAAATCAACCAATGTTTGTAAAATATTAAGGCAACCCTTGCCTGTAACATCCCAAGTCAAGGCTGGTTGCTTGAACGAGACTGCTACATGGCTTTGTGCCGCTAAATTATAGACTTCATCTACATCAGCGTGTTTTTTAAAGATATTGCTGACAGAGTGTACATCTGTGATGTCGCCGTGCATCAGCTCGAATCTTTCGTGGCAAATCACATGTTTGATTCTTTTTGTGTTGTCGGTACTTGAGCGTCGTGCAACACCAACAACGTGGTAACCTTTTGACAGCAGTAGGTCTGTCAAGTGACTACCATCTTGTCCTGTTATTCCAAATACAATAGCTTTTTTCATAAGTTGTCCTTTTCCTTTTGCGATTAATCTTTCACGGTTTCTGGTGTCAAGAAAGGTTGATCTACTGTTCCGTCATTGTACTTGTGGTATTGTGCAAGCCTGTCTCGCTCTTTGTACATTGAGAGTCTCATCTTTTCCATTTCGAGGCCGTAAGACCTTGCTACTTCTTGATTGGTTATCAAATATGTCATCCAACCTGTGAAACTAGACTTGCTGTCCTGAAAGCGCTGTACGCGCTGCTCGCGCGTTGCCTTCATATCCTTTAGCATTGAACTCTTTTTTGTTTGAAGCTCTCGGTAGTCCTTGTTGAGCGATTCCTGAGAGGCTTTGAGCGATGCGACCTGACGTTCCATGTTGAACAGCCCGTCTCTATCGATTTGATCTGGGTCTCGTTGACGCTCAGCAAATATCAGGGTTTCTAAAACAGATATTTGTTCTAGGTTTTCTTTGTTGCCCTTCAAAGAGCGGTTCATCAATAATTCTAATTTTATAAGGTCAACAACCTGTAGTTCTTCTGTTGGAATAACATCATCTTGAAATTGAGATATTATTCTTGACCAATGATATTGAAATAGCTTCAATTCATCTTCGGTGAATTGTTGTTTTAACTCAACAAAGTATGGTCTAAATGTAAGGTCATATTTTGCTTGGTCTTCGGTTGAGATAGTGTCGAACCAACTGGGTTTTTCTATTTCGTTTTTTGCAACCTTGCGTTTTATGAAGTCTAGAACGCTATCTGGGTTTCTGTCGAGAGACAGAGCTAATTTTTGATAACCAAAGTCAACGTTTTCTTTTATGAACGTTTCTTCTGGTTTACTGATCCGACCCGTCTTCATGATACCCGTGCTCCTGTAGTATATTTTTAACAATATCAACGACTTCTTCGCGTCGTTGTTTTGATATATAAATATCATTGGCTATTTTAAGATAATCCATGCGAACACTTGCTGGCATGTGCCGATCAACAGCGCCGATCATGTCCTTTAAGTCAAGACCGTCGTATGAATCACCATCAGCATGATCCACAAGCTTGTCTTCATGATCCAACTGGGCTGGCTGAGCTAGTCTTTTTCGTTGTTCATTTGAATTTCCTATAAAGTAATTGTCACGCATAAAGGTTTTTAGTCTGTTTGACAGGTTTACACTCAGAAAATTCTCAAGGGGTCTGCCTTCTTCGTAACGATTGAGGGCTTCGATACAAATAATAAAAGACTCTTGAATGATATCATCTTTTGTGTAACCGTAAAAAACGTATTTGGGGGCTATGCGTTCGCAAACAATGTTTATTTGTTCTACGACCTCTTCTTCCGTCATTCCATTTGGCAATCTCATAGTTCAGTCCAGTCCTTTCCGTTGTACGCTTCGATCTTGTTGTTGTTTTTATTATAGATTATTGTTCCCGTTCGCGGACGAGCGGGTCTTTTTGAAACGGGTTTTAATCTCAATGATGAAAACAGGGGCGAAGTTTCAGTTTCACCATTTGAAATTATTTCCAAAACCTCTTGAACGTCCAATTCTTCGATAAGACCGTCGCGTACACCTATGAATTGGTTTTGCTCCAAAGTGATAACGCCGTCAGATGTCAAGATCGACCGTGAAAATTCCCCTGTGAAAAATAATTTATCTGGAATCAATGGAGTGACCAAGAATCTGTGATGATACTCTGGGTACAATTTGTTTCCGTTTATAATTTTTTCTATATTCAACACGAAAACGTCTTGATCTTTGGACAAAAACCCTATACAATCACATCGTTCCTCAAATCGCCCCTTGAAAAATCGACTCAACGAGAAGAAAAATTTTTCTTGAAGGTCAA